GACACTAGTGAGTCCTTTGGTCTCCCTGCTACTGCTGATCTTATGTTTGCCCTTATTAGCACGGAGGAGCTTGAGGGTATGAATCAAATTATGGTCAAGCAGTTGAAGAATAGATATAATGATCCCACTAGTAATAAGAGATTCTGTGTGGGTATTGACAGAGCGAAGATGAGGTTGTATGATGTGGAGGAATCTGCCCAAGATGATCTCGTTGATTCTGGTCAAGGTTCCGATCAACAGCAGATCGACCTAGTTAAAAAATTTACAGCAAAGAAAACATTTCAAGACCTAAAGTATGATTGACCCTAAGAAGTATGTTGAATTCGTCAATGCGGTTACGTCGCAGCAAAGCAAAGATCACGAGGCATTCGTTTATCGTGTTCAAGAACTTGAAGGTCAGGGATTTTCTTCCGAGCGACTGCTTACTGCTTCTGTAGGCATGTGTGCTGAGGCAGGTGAGTTTACCGAGATTGTAAAGAAGATTGTCTTCCAAGGCAAACCTGTCAACGAAGATAACCTGTTTCACCTGAAGCGTGAACTTGGTGACATCATGTGGTATGTTGCTCAGGCATGTATGGGTCTGGACATCAGTCTCGATGAAGTACTTGCTATGAATGTAGAGAAACTCTCTGCTCGCTATCCCGATGGTGCATTTGATGTTCACTTTTCCGAAAACCGTAAAGAAGGAGATGTCTGATGGCAGCACTTATTTGCAATCTACCTTCTGTTGAAGTGTGGGTTAGAAAAGAATATCTTACCGATCATCAGAGTGGACATGGTGAATTTGTAAAGGGTGTTTGGGTTTCTGCAAAATCTATTCCTGGAAGGGCATTTTACTTTGAAACTTATCTTCCTGAATATGGTGCAATGTACGATAAGTTGCCCATCAGTGCATTCTTATCGGATCCAGAAATCCCTGATCCTGATATGAGTTTGCAGAATCTTCAGTTCTGGAACTGTATGGATTATGGTGTGGTTGCTGTTCAAAAGCAATTCATTGGATCTATGGATTATGAGGTATATACTAGGGATCATGGAACCATGCGTGGAACTTACGTTTGTACTCTAGATAACTATCATCAGGATCCTGATACTGTAGACTCTGCAACATCAGAAAATCCTGCTGAGCACAAGTCTCATAATCTTATTGAACTTGTAAACGGACAGTATTGTTTGTATCCTAATAATCGAACTAGAATCTATGATAATAGTTTGACACCACCTGATCCTAAGATGCCAGACTTCAAAGTTTCAACTCAATATTATCAGGTTGAGAACGGGTATGATAGGATGGGACTAGGTGATCAGGAGTCTTACTTCTGGAAAACTTCTAAAGAACGCACTGACGAGGAAATCAATGACTAAACGAACAACGACAATTGGTAGTGACACCTGGGAATGGGATGAAACTCCTGAAGTTACCAAAGCAGTAGCAAGGTTGCATGAAACTATTCGTGAACTTGAAAAAAAGAATGCTAAAAAAGGTGGTGACTATGGAGTTGGTAAATGAAGTATACTGAAGAATCACTCGTCGAAGCAGTTGCTGCTCTTGGATGGGATGTCACCGCTGACGATATTCATGTTGAAATTGGTGGCACCTCAGTCTATGAGATTGATGGTGCTGGCACTAAGTGGGCACCTGTCAAAGGCACCCGCAAGTATAATAAAGATGCATTCATTGTAATCAAAAACCGTTCACGAAATCCAACTGTCCCCTCTATTAACGATGACCCAGAACGACTCACACACCATTCCAAGGTGGAAGCAAGCAAGCAACAAAGCGATAGCGGAGAACCTGCTAACGAGCATAGCGGAGCTGGTTGATGGAAGATGGTATCGAACCGAAACCCTTGACCACACAGGAAAAAGAACTCGACGATACATCATTGAATCCGACATTACCGAAGAACCCGATAGTGCCGAGTCTGATGTTTCTGGGAGTGATAGCAGCGACACTTAGTGTGATCGTTGCTGGTTACTTTAAAGGTAACATGCACATTGAAACTGTATGGCACAACTTGCACAACTTCAACTAAATATTATTGATGATCTCGTAGAGTAGAATGGCGACCAAAAACCCTGATGTTCAGGAAGTTACTAAACTTGTTAATACTCTGAAGAAGGATAAGATTAATCTTAGAAAAACTGAGGGTGTTGCAAAGATAAAATTGTTTGTTGAATCTGAAGGGGACCGAACTACAGCAAAGCAAGCGATGGAGTCTCTGCTTAAATCTAATGGATATAATCCTGAAGACACTCGTGTTTCTGGACATAGTTTTACAGCAACTGCTGTAAAGGGTAAAAATATTACTATCATATACAAAGAAAAGAAAGGTGGTATGGCAGAGACTACCATCAATTCTACTATCACTGAGTTGTTTCCCTGCATAGCGTTTCTTGCAGGAATTAGAGAGACTGATAAGAATAAATTTTATCAAAAAATTATCGAATCTAACAATCCAAATATTGGATGTTACGTAAATGCTAATGATGCTAAAAAAGGATCTGAGTTTATTTCTCTTGCAGAAGGTTCTAGTAAGTTTAATGAGAAAGTAAATAATGCTATGGGCATTTTGAAGTTTATTCAGGATCAAAATGCTGGTAAACCTATTAGTAAGTTGTATTGGGGTTATCGTGCTAAACCTCAGGGTGTGATGAACAATCACCCTGGGGATATTTTTATACAATATAATGATAAAAAGATGGTTGGTGTTTCATTGAAGGCAGGTGGTGCTAGAACAATGGAACCAAAACTCAATACATATGTGAATCCAATTGTTGAGTTTTTTGGAAAGCAGCGAGAGTATCAATCTTGGCAGAGATACTCTTATGACACATATTATGCTGGTATTCCTGGTATTCCAGACTTTAATTTATATGGTAAGTCTGGAATGATTAGTGCATTAGCACAATTTGAGAAAGATAATAATGAATTATATGAACAGTATTATGATGAGCAATTAGAGTGGATTCGTGATAAGGTTATTGAAATGATGAACAGCAATCAGAATAGAACAAAGGAGTTTCTACTTCAAAGGGTTGCTGGTGAGCAGAAAGATGTTCCGTTAGTTGTTATCAAAGCAGTTCAAGCAACATATCAAGAGTTGAGAGATGATGATGTTGTGAAGGAATGTGTTCAGAGGTCTAGAAAAACTAACGGTGTAAAAGTTTCTAAGTCTCCAAGGTCTAAGCAAACATTTTTTGTTGACTTGATTTGTAATAACAAAACTACCAGATTGAACTTTACTATCAGAACCAATAAGTCTGGTGCAGAGCATAAATTAGGTCAGTTCTTGAACCTGGCAGTCAAGTTCAACGGTGTGGAGGATTGAGAACTGGCACAAGACCATGTGTGATTCGACTTTGACATGCTATAATAATGGTATAGAAACAGAGGGTTCCTTGCCTAACAAACACCTTGAGCATTTTGAAGATTCCATCTTCGATGGTCGTAGGGTAGCGTTTGCTGCTCTCAAGGAGATGCTGAGTTTTGAGAGTCTCAGCACGAAGTGGGACGGTGCTCCTGCTATCGTGTTTGGGACCAATCCCGAGAACGGTCAATTCTTTGTTGGCACTAAGTCTGTATTCAACAAACGTCAAGTCAAAATCAATTACGATTATGAGGACATTGAGAAGAATCATCAAGGGCATGTTGCAGATATCCTTCGTCTATGTCTGCGTCATCTTCCTCGTATCAGTGGTATTGTCCAAGCTGATTGGATCGGTGTCGGTGGGGGGTCTGTTTATCGTCCTAATACTGTGGAGTATCACTTTCCCTATGCGATTAATAAACAAATTATTCTAGCACCTCACACCTTTTATACTGAAGTTTCTCCTGATGCAGAGGCACATATCGGTGTGACTATGCAAGATACTATGACTTGCAAATTCATCGACACGATGAATGCTGAAATCAATCGTCCCAATCTTCTGAAAGATGCTGTTGAGATTGCTGCTTTGATTCCTTTCTGCAAAGTCTCAAGTAACATCCATGCTCGTTCATATTGCAGGCAATTAGTGAATAAGTTTATTCGCATGGGTCAAATTCCTAGTGCTGAATTTATCCATAATGTCTTGGAAGCTAAATATAAGGGAGAAGTCAATGTGACTACCTTTAAGGTGTGGCACAAACTCTTCCAACTGAAACAGCGTCTACTCGATGCGATTGTTGTAAATGGAAATGTTGAATGTTACATCGATGGGAAACCCGCCAGTCATGAGGGGTTTGTTACCGTTTCAACCAATCCTTACAAACTTGTCGATCGATTGACCTTTAGTAAAGCAAACTTTAATCTTAGTAAGAATTGGTAGAATGAAAAAGTTCAGTGCTTTCCTAACTGAAGCCGAGAGATCTTTTGCAGCAAAATCTGCAGAGAAATTAAAACTTAAGCATATCGGGTATGGTAGATACGCCAATGAACGTGGCGAAGTTACCCATATGTCTAAGGATGGAAAATTAGTACGAGTTGATCCCCAACAAGCAGCAGCACCAACCCAAGCAAATGGAGAAGAAGAAACTGGAGATGGCTCGGGTACGGTCGATCAAGGTTCAATATCTATTACATTTGGAAGATTTAATCCACCTACTATTGGTCACGAGAAGCTTCTAGACAAAGTAGCAAAAGAGGCAAAAACTAGTGGAGGAGAGTATAGAATATACCCCTCAAGGTCGGAGGATCCTAAGAAGAACCCCCTTGATGCGGGGACTAAAATTAAATATATGCGGCAGGCGTATCCAGATCATGCCAATGCGATTGTTGATAGTCCCGACATGCGTACTATCTTTGATGTTCTTAGTGCCCTCGATAATGACGGGTATAGTTCAGTTAATATTGTGGTGGGAGGTGACAGGGTATCTGAGTTTAATTCACTCGCACAAAAATACAACGGAGACTTATACACCTTTGATGAAATCAAAGTGGTGAGTGCTGGCGGTCGTGATCCTGATGCTGAAGGTGTAGAAGGTATGTCTGCATCTAAACTTCGTAAAGCAGCAGCAGAGGATGACTTTGACACCTTTAGTAAAGGAATGTCAAAAGGTCTTGGTAAAGAAGGTACTGAGAAGTTATACTTGACATTACGTCAGGCAATGCAAGTAGAAGAGTTTGATGATTTTGCAGAAGCATCTTATGAACTCCATGAGATTGCTCCTAAGTTAGATCCTAAAGGTCTTCGTGAGGCGTATTTTAATCAAGATTTATTTGAGGTAGGAACTTTTGTCGAGAACATTAACACAGGGATCATTAGTAAGGTTGTTAGTCGTGGTAGCAATTATGTCATCAGCATTGATGAGCGTGATGGTATTTACCGCTCCTGGTTGAAGGATCTTGTTGAAAGAACTGATATCAAATTCTTTAATTATACCCCTGCTGGAGAGATGGGTACAGACAAACTTGCGAACTATATGAGAAAGTTAACTCCTGGTGAGTTCATTCGCAAGATAAATAAAAAGGACAAGGTTACTAAGTAAGATGAATCTAAACGAATTACCTGATATGTCGGATGCCTTGAAAAAGGTACAACAATTCGACGAAAAGAAGAAATTAGATCCCGTTGGACAGGAAGATGCCGATGTGGACAATGATGGAGATTCTGATTCATCTGACGAGTATCTGAAAAAACGTCGCAAGGCAATTGGCAAAGCGATGAAGAAAGAGGAAGTTGAGCAGGTTGATGAAGCAGATTCCTTAGCAGCAATGGCAGCTCGTCGTGAAAAGCGTCTTGCCGCACAAAGAAAGCGTGAAGGCACGACTGGTGCTGGTCATGACTTTGGTCATGATCATGGCATTTCTGATGCTGAGCGTAAGAAGAGACAACAAAAAGAATTTGATGCTTTCATTGGTCGTGGTAAGAAGACCAAGAAGGAAGCATTCTACTTCAGTGATGAAGAGATTGCTGACATGGTAGAAATTGATGAGGCAACTGATGAAGAACTGATTGCATTCTTTGAAGAACTCATCAGCGAACTGGCAGAAGATGAGGGAGACCTCCTTGAAATCTGTGAAGCACTTGAGGAAGTAGAACTTCTGGATGAAGCAAGTGACAAGTATTATGACTCTGCTGTCAAGGCATCTAAGGATGCTGCTAAGAAGAATCGTCCTTCCCGTGTCGAGCGTATGAAGTCTGCTGCTAAAGCAGCAGGTGCTAAACTCAAGGCAGGCGTTAAGGGTGCTGCTAAGAAAGCAATCGGTGCAGGTGCTCGTGCTGCTGGTCATGCTAAAGGTGAGTTTGAAGCAGCTCGTATCAAATCGAAGCGTGCTTCAATGGAGAGAACTCCTGCTAAGAAGAAAGATGATGACGACGGTACAGGTGGTAAGTTAGACGCACTGTTGGCGAAAACCAGAGGCACTTCGTCTAGCAGCAGTTCTTCCTCTGGTGGTGGCGGGGAGAGAGATGCGGGATCTGAAGCAAGATCGCGTATGCAATCTAAGAAGAAGGGTCCTGGTCTTCTCAGCAAAATCGGTGGTGCAGTTAAGAAAGGTCTGAAGAAAGCAGTTGGTAAGACTGCTCGTGCAGTATCCAGCGGTAGTGGTAAACTTGCCAAGCGTCTTGGTGAGGACTATGATAAGATTGCAAGTCTTTACGAGTCTGGTCTCTTCTCTATTCAAGAGATTGAAAATGTAATCGAAGAAGGTTACAAGGAGATTGATCGCTCCAAGGAGAATAAGATGTATCGTCGTGCAGGCAATCTTGCTCGCACAGGACTTTCTTCTAAAGGTAAGAAGAAAGAAGATGCATTGAACAAGTCTAATAAGATCGTCTCTGCTATTGCCCGTCAGAAAGAAAACGAGCGTTTCAAGAAGATGGGTGACGAAAAAGCACGCGACAACTATGGTGGTTGATTATGCTGAGTTTTAAAGAGTTATCCGAAAAGAAAACGAAAGTTAAGATCAATCCTAAGTTGAAGGATATGATGGAAGGTGGTTGTGGCACTCTACCTAAAATGTCAAAGGGTGGCGCAATCACTGTCGATAAAATTAAAAACAATCATGGTGATGACTGTGATTGTAAGAAGTGCGACAAAAAACGTCGTAGTGAAGATCTTGGTGATGAAACAACAGTATCTACGGAGGAAACAGCCTATGTCAGTCAAGAAGAAGTTTCAGAAGAAAGCACAGAAAAAATCGCAGAAA